CTCCTCGCCAAAGTCCGCGCCGAGCTCCTCATAATGATCGCTGATGGTCTTGAGGCCCATCTCCACATCCGAGCGGTTCTGCTGCGCCTCGCGGCCTGCGTCCACCGTGATGCGGCGCGGGGTGACACAACTGATCTTCCACCATCCCTGGACAGGTGGCAGTTCGCCTCGAGCGATGGCGTCCCCGATCACATAGAACCACACCGGCTTGATGAAGCGCTGGATGAGGATCATCTGACGATACGAGAAACGCCGGTCAGCCTTGGCCACCACCAGACGCACGCCCGCGCCTCCGATCTTGCTGGAGTCCGCCGCGAACTCGTAGGGCAGCACGCCAAGAGCTGAATCGCGGCGCAGATGCTCCAGAAAACCTGTGAACGTGGGTGACGGGCGTTTGGGCTCGAAGGAATCCAGCGACTCGTTGATTTTGAGCGCCACGAGCTTGCCGCCGGTGATCTGCTGGAGGGATGCTGGATTGGTGCCTTCGGAGGCCGCAGCCTGCTGCCCCTCGATGGCAAAGTCGGAGTCGTCGTTCAAATCGCCCGTTTCGGTTTTGAGCACGCGCGTCACGTCGCAGTTGTCCTTCACGGCGTGCTTTTCCAGCGCGAGAAGTTCCATCTCATCGAGGATGTGGTTGATGGAGTGCTGGATGGCCGGAGCGTTGCGCACCGAGGTGGCGTTCTCCGGCTCAAACACATGCAGCATGCTCGTCGCGGGGATTTCGCGGGATGAGTGATCCTCCAGCACGCGGTAGGAGAGAGGCGCTCCCCATTCGTCGAGCGTGATGCCATGGAACGATTGCATGGCCGTGTTGCCCTCGCCGATGCGGTGCGACTCGATCAACTGCAGCGAGGCGATGCCGAGCCTATCGCGGGTGAGGTGGATGAAGTATTCGCCGTCCACATCCATGCCGCGGCACACCAAGGACTGAACCTCCTCGAAGCTGAAGCGTGTGGTCACCTCGCAGCGGGTGGACCAGGCGCGAAAGTAGGCCTCCGCTTTTCGGTTCCATTCCGGGTCTTCGGACTGCGCCTGCGGGCGGATGCCATCACCGGTTGAATAGACCGCCATGTTGCCGACCATCTCGCGCACGAAACCGGAGTTCTTGGAGAGGTAGCGCGAGCGGCGCACCAGCTCGCGGTGAATGTGAGGCGTGAGATCCTGCTTGGCATCGCGCGGAGCAGCACCGGGCACCGAACCGCGTCGGGGCGAGGCGTTGGCGGATTCATAGACGGAGGTCCACGCCTTGGGCAAAAGGGCTGGGGGCAGCCAGCGGGCCGCCCATTGATGAAGGGCGTTCATTTGGCGAGATGGCTGACGGATGAATGAGCGATGCGGCGACGGCGGCCGTAGGTGGCGGGATCAAGCACTCGCAGCGCATGAGCGCATTCAGCCAGCGTCTGGTCCACGGTGATGGGGAACTGCTTGGAGGCGTTGGAGCCGCTGTCCGACCAGCTCATAAGGGTCTTGCCCTCCAGGAGCATTTCCTTGGCCTTCGCCTGGATGCGGAGAATCTCCGCGACCGTAAATCCGACAGTGAATGATCCTTGCAACATGAAGCTGCTTCGGGTGTCAACGCCCGGACTCCTTCACGTCGCGTTTGATCTCATCGACGGTGAGTCGGATGTAATTGACGTCGGTTTTGACCACGTCGGTGGCGCGTTCCAGCACGTGAATCTTGGCGTCGTGAGACTCGATGCGTTGACGGTCCTCGTTGCGCAACAGCTCCAAATGCCGCAGCGTGCTGGTGTGGACTCCCCAGGCAACAGATCCGGCGATCACCAGCGAGATGATCTGCACGAGATGGCCGAGGCTGATGGTGGAATCAAAGCGTGGCTGGGTCATGGGCCGATGAGTTTGAGGACGGAGGTTGGGGTGACAAAACCGAGCGTGGCAAGGGTGCCGGCTCCTTTGAGAAAGCGGAGGCGTTGGGTGATCCAGTCGCCCTCGCGCTCCTTGGCAGGCGTGCTCGGATCAAGAGAGGTGTTCCCCTCGATGGTGGCCATGCTCACGCCTCGCACAGCAGTCACGATACCGGCATGGCCGTTGCTCGTTCTGCCATGACGCGCGAGCCAGAGGGAGCCGGGTTCAGCGTTGGTGGAGAGCAGGTCGAGCTTGCGGAAGTTGGCGGCGCTGGTGACGCAGTGAGGCGTCATGGTTTGCTGCCAGCGTTTGATTTGCGCTGGCGTGGCCGACAGCGACCGCAGGGCGGCCAGCACGATGCCTTCGCAAAACGCGGCGCAGTAGGCCCAGCCCGGTTCCCATGGTGACGGACGCATCAAGGCGCGCAGTTCATCGACAAGCGCGCCGTCGGTGCCGGGCGTGTTGGGATTGTCCCAGTCGGTGTTGGGCCTGACCTCGCGCAGGCCGGTGAAGCGTCCCGCTTGGCGCAGGATCGCGTTGGAGAGAGCTTCCGGGCTCATGGCTTCCTCCAGTTGATGCGCAGGCGACCGTAGGCGGCGGTGGCCAGGCCGCCGAACTGCGCGAGGGTGTCCCAGTTGGCAGCCACGAGGTCCACCATGCCCTGTGCTTCGTTGGTGGGCAGATGGAGGCCGAAGAGCCGGCCGATGGCGCCGAGGGCGGAGATGAAAATGCCCGCGTAGGTGAGCTTGCCTTGGAGAGTTTGGGGTGGGTTCATGCCCCGGCCGACAGTGTCAATTCGCGGGTGCTTCATCCTCCGGCTCCGCCTCGGATGCCGCGCCGGTCTTGACCGATTCCTGTCCGACGAGCTTGAGCATCACCGCCGCGGCCACCTGCATGGCCTCACAGTCCCAGTAGTGGTTCGGGCGCTTGCCGATGCGTTCCCACAACCACTTGCCGCCCTTGCGCACGCGTTGCTCGCTCTCCATCTGCGCGAGATACTCGTCACCGGCGTCCTCGGCGATTTCCCAGGTGGCTCCGCGTTCCGGGTCCTGATTGCGGCGCAACCGGGCGAGCATGTCCTTGATGTTGAGGTTGGACCAGTAGAAGACCGAGCAGGTCTGCCCACGGCCCAGCACCACCTTGCGGCGTGGCGAGTAGAAGCGGTGAATGCTGCTTCCGTCCTTGGCACGGTGGATGTAGGTGGCGCGGCGGTCGCCCATCAAAGCCACCCAGCCATGTTTTGCGCATTCGCGATACACGTCATAGGTGGCGTGGCCGGCATCCACGAACACAAGGTTGGCATGGATGGTGAAGCGCTCCTGCAGGCTGAGCACCTCGTCCCAGGTGGGCACGCGTTCACGCCACACGAGCCGCGAGGAGCCTTCCAGCGACCAGCCGCGCACGACCACGTAGAAGTGGTCCATCTGACAGTCCACCGTCATGAAGCGCAGCGGGGCGGCCGCCTGCGCCGGATCAAACGGCGGCGTGAGAAACTTGCCATGCCTGCTCACGGCGGCTTCATCGTCCCATGTCTCACCAAGGCGGTAACCGCTGGGGGTGATCTCGAGCTTGAAGTCTTCCAAGTAGTCGCGCCAGGGCAGCGCGAGGCGCTTCTGGTAAAACTGCCGCAGCGGTTCCAGATCACCCTGCTTCGCCGCGGCCTTGGCGCGCAGGTAGAGTTCCGCGAGCCGGCCCCAGCTCATCGCGCAAAGGGCGTTCCAGTGGAAGCCCACGTTTTCCGGCGAGGCGTTTGGATTGGTGGGCACATACTTGCCCGTCACGTTGAGCTGCCGCCGCGTGCGCTCGCTGTCTTCAAACGCATGGCCGCATCCTGTGCACAGCAGGGATGTCGTCTCGCGCACGCGGGCGAAGTTCCACTGGCCTTCCTCATCTCGGGCGTCCTTGCTCCATTCCACGTTCTCCCATTGGAAGGGCTGGCGCAGCTCGCAGTGCGTACAGACGAAGGTCCACTCGCGCATGTCGGTGGTCTCGAACTTGCGGTGTGTGTCGTCGTTCTCCTCACCGCCCTGGGACATGAACAGGCACTTGCCCAGCCATCCGAAGGCGGTCACACGCGCCTCGGCCTCCGCCATATGCCCCGTCGGCCAACGCCAGGTTTCATCGCCGACGAGCCAGCGGATCGAGCGGCGCTGCAGGTTGGTCTTGTTGTGCGCTCCCAGCACCCACAGCGTCATGCCGTTGGAGAAGTGCTTGGTGCTGGTCTTGAGCTTGTGGCGGTCGCGCGGGTAGAGCGCCTGCACGGCGGGGCACTCGTCGAACATGCGACCTAGACGGCTCTCCGCCTGGTCTTTGGCGTCGTCATCGGTTTGATCGAGCCAGAGAGATGGACCGGGCAGGTTGGCGATGATGTAGCAGAGGCCGATCTCGCCGATGGTGGTCTTGGAAGATTGGATGGCCGCGATGAGCGATACGATGCGCACCTTGGGATCGACCAGCGCCTCCAGCGGTTCCTTGAGCCACGGTGAGTTGTCCGCACGGAACCGACCCGGAACCGGGGAGTAAGGAATGGAGAGAACGTGATCCTCCGCCCACGCCCATGGCGGGCGGCGGTCAGGTGGACACCAGATCCGGCGGCCGATCTCGGCGAGGATTTGGAATTCATCCATGGCCCTGACTCAGAAGCGTGAGCACCTCGTCGATTGCCTTGCGGTTTTCCTCCTGGATGCCGGTGGCATCCAAACCGGAGCAAATGGGAGGCAGCTCGTTTTCAAACTTGTTGCGCAAAAGGCTGGTGACGCGCCCGGCCACCCGCGTCCATTCCTGCCGCACGTTTTCCACCGAGACATACTGGCTTTTGCGCACCGCCACCTTCAGCTCGCGTTCCTCAACCTCGGCCAGCAGCTTGCGGGCGCGCAGCGCCGTGTCGAAGTCGGTGCCTGGCTCGGCGCTCTTGAGATCATGCCGCTTCATGAACTCGCGCCAGGCGGCCACGTCATGCAGGCCGTTGGGGGCCGGTTGCGGGGCGTCCTTGCGCTTCTTCCAGGAGGTGATCGACTGGCGCGTGGTGCCAAGGATTTCGGCCAGTTCCACGAAGTTGCGTGCGAAGGCCGGGCCGCTGCCGCCCGCCGTGCTGGTGGCGAGATTTTGCAGCATTGTGCGCTCGGCGCGGGTCAGCTTGCCGCCCTTGTGGACGCGTTGGACGAGGTTGGCGAGGTCCTTGTTGAGGAGCTTGCGGG